TTGTATTTTGTAGTTGCGGCTACTTGATCGGTAGCGGTCAGTTTGTCCAAGCTCATGTGAGACTCCTTAATTAGAAGAACGGATCAATGCTGCTGTGGCTGTGTTAGCAGGCATTGTGATGGTGAAATTGGTAGAGGTCTTGTCAGAACCAAAGTCCAACACAGCTATGGATTTATTACCCTGCGTGACGTTGTAGATCAAAGCACAACGTGCAGTAACCGATGCGTTAAACACCACATTGGCAAAGCTTACGTAAGCTGTGTACCCAGACGAGCTAATGGTTACGCCTGTCAGCGTTACGCCACCTGCAACGTATCCTGTACCGGTTACTTCACCGGAGGTTGTGTAAACAGTAGTAGCTTCGTTTAAATCAGCATTAGCTGTATACAGAGCAATCTTTAGCGTATTGGTCGCTAAGTTGTGAACGCCCGTATATAGCTCTGTTTTAAAGCTGGTCGTTTGGGTTTGGAGAATGTTGCTCACGATACAGGAACCCTTACTTGACCATCACGATAAGCATCTGCACGTTGCTTGCCATCACCCAAGTTCTTGAGGAGTGCAATAGCTTGAACGTACCGTTCTTGGTACAGTTTGTACATACCGTCTTCCGGTGCGCTCTTCATGTAAACACCTGCTTCACACAGCGTGCCATACAGCAACGCAGAGTCAAAGTTATCACCAAGCCATGTAGTCAAGGCAGTAACAATAGATTCTGGGTAGTAATAGTAGTGCAGTTCTGCGTAATAATTAGCATTAGGTGTCGGGCCAAGAATGAACGACAACTCATTGACGTTGGCAGACTGCGGGCCAAAGATGGCGTAATGCTTAGGTTCCGATTGCTCTGCGCTCAAGGGATATGCTTCACGGATAAAGTTCACATCTTTGTTTAGAAGATATAAATAGTCGCCTTGGAACACTACCGCACCGTTTACCGTGCCGCTGTTTGCCACAGTGAGAGTTACTGTCGTGCCGCTAATGCTACGCACAATTGCATTAGTTCCAATGTTTGAGCCTGTGACTTGCTGCCCTACAGCGATACCAGTAGCACTTGCTACAACAATAGTCTTTGCACCAGCGGTTCCCGTAGCAGTCGTTGCGTTGTATGCGTAGACAGCTAGGCTGTATGTTGAGAGAAAATCTTCTGGACAAGCCAAATACTTATTACCCAAAGACAGTACACCCGTGACATTCTTACGCAAGTTGGCAATCTGCACCGTGTTATAGATGCGTTGCTCCGCCTGCTTGATCATTGTATTGATCGTAGTCGTGTCAAACGTGTTCTGCGTGTAATCCTGTACCGCAGCCACGAGTTGGGCGTATGTCATTGGCATCGTTTAAACCTTAAGCCATTGGGCCTCGTGACATAACACCTTTAGTTGCCGCACCTGCACCGCGCATCTTAATGCCGGTAGTCTTGGCTGCTGGCTGTGAACGACGATAAACGTTACCCACAGCCATATTAACTGTGCCAGCATCGCTGTGGTCAGGGCCGGATCCGGGATTCTCAGAAGCTTTAACTTCCTTGCCGGTCATAGTGTGTGGTTTAGCATAGACCTTGGCATCGCCAACTTCTTTGCCCATCATTTTTTTGCTGTATGTAGCCATGATTAGCCTCGCTTTTGATTGGCAATTTTTGCCAAGTTACGACCCATAGTCTTCATGTCGGCATTGGTTTTACCCTTACCCTTACCTTTTCCGCCCATCATTTCTTTCTGGGAAGGGCCACTGGTAGGGAAAACTTGAACATCAGTCTTACCTTTTTTAACAATGCCATCGGCTGATTTTGTATATGCCATGTTTAAACTCCTTAAGATATCGTTACTGTACCAACATTTGTCGTTGCCACCAAGTAGTTTGGTGTCAATCCTGCATCATTTAAACTAGACCCGCCTACAGGCTGCCAGCCCCACTGAATGTCCCGCGAACCACCAGTCAAACTACCAATGCTGTTTACGCCTGCCGTAACGTACGTTGTATCTTTACGTGGATTGCGTAAAGCTTGCGGATCATCTACCGGAAACGTTCCAAGCATTAACTGAGGTTGGTCAGGATCCCAGCACTCCGGGCAGACCAACAGTTGATACTTACGCTGCTTAATAATTTCTGTCTTAAGCTTTTTAAGTTTAAACTGCTGCCCACAGCGATCACACATGGCAATCGCTATTTTGCCGGATGCAAACCTATTTCCCATTACGTACCACCAATAAACATCTGGCGAGGAACAAATCTCACCGCAGCTTTCTCACGGTCTTCACCCGCTGCAATTTCAAAGGTTTCATCGTAAATCTGTTTGAGCATCTGAATGCGAGGCATCAGGTCAGGTGTCTTAATTGCAATGTGGTATGCCAAGCCAGCTACCAAGCACGGCAGGAAGCGGAAGTTCATATCCGATGTCTCAACACCAGCACCCGCATCCTGCACTCGCCTCAAGCGCCAGTACACAAATTGATAAGGGGTGCTGTTATCAGGTGTAGGCCACACAGTAACGGCTGGTAGCTGCGGGACGAAGACTGCTGTGCCATCTGCCTGAGCAGCCGCTGTTGTATTGTTCTGACCACGGTACACACCACCTAGGGTATTCCCTGAGATATAGGTGTAGTAAATGTCTTCACTGTTTAAACGGATAAAGCCTGCACCGGCTAACCCAACCACCGTGTTAAGCGTGATCGTGGTGTCCGTGGAGGTGATGGCTCCATCCAAGACCGCAGTCGTTGGGTTAGTCTGCCCAGAAAGACGTTGAATCCATACTTGGATTGGTCTTGCTTGGCTGAGTTTGTTTGGGATTGTTGCATACGTAGAAACACTAATGCGAGTAATTGTCAGGTCTGCCTGCGTAGATGCAGTGTTAGATCCTGTGCGGATAACATGCTCTAACAAATCAATGGTGTCTGTGGGTAGAGCGTATGTTGCTAGACCCGGAGTCAGGTTGATGATCCCCTGCTCCATAGTCCACATATTGATACCTTTGTTCTGCCACTCTATGGTCATCAGATTCATAGACCTACGTGCTGTACGCAAGTCGTAACCTGAACGCATTTCCCGCCCAGCCCTTTCCCATGCTTCCTCGGCAATCTCCGTGAAATCCATATTAAAGAGGGTTGAGCCGGTAGTGGTCATCTAAATCCTGCCGTTTTCTTTGCTATTGTTTTAGGTTGGGCTACAAACTGTTTGCCCGCCGCCTTGCCTGCACGTTTGGCTTTGGTTGTAGCTGCGTACTCAGATGGTGATAAAGACTTGATAGCCGCTTCGGGCAAATACCGCTCCCCCGTCTTACTCGACGGCTTGCCAGACTTGGTGCGCCACTTCTGGTCACCCCAATCTTTAAGCGATTTCTGCGGTGCTTTCAATCTCTATATCCTCCACCAGCTTCTTTGTACTTTTTAGCAACAAGTTGCGCCTTACGTGCTGACCATTGACCCGCACCTGTTCCGTGGGTAGAGGCAGCTTTTACCTGAGACACAATCCGCTTGCGCAGATCTGGCTTAGTGTAGTTACCAGCAGCATTTACTTTTCCGCCTTCAGCATACTGCGTGAAATCAGTGTCATCCCGACGAGCTTTACGCTTGCCCTTGGGCATTTTGCTGGGCATTATGTCGCCCATTCCTCGGGATGCCATCATAATTACACCATCTTTCCGCGTGTCTTACCTTTAGTGCAGCAACCATCAGCACGGCTAGAGGCTGAACTAACAGAGCCACCTTTAGCAAATTTGCTGCCGGAGAAACTGTTGTCAGGCTTACTAGGCATAAACACTTTTGGCTTTGGTTTCTGCGTAGTTTGCTTTGGGGCAGAGCCGGGTGGTGTGTAGCGAGGTGTTCTCATGTCACGACCGGGATCAATAGCATCTGCGGCCTCTTGTGCTGCTTTATCAGGAGAATCGCCAGCAGTAGGATCTTTTTCCTTGCGGCGTGTCAAACCTTGCTTGGCATTCAAATAATCACGCAAGGACATGCCTGACTTTTCAAGCTCTTCCTTAGTCACTACTTTGTTCTTGCGAGGCGTAGGCATGGCAGCAGGAGGCGCTCCACTATTGTCGTCTTCAGGCATAGTGCCTGAGCCGGGTTCAATAAACTCGTAGTTATTGATGTTTTGTTTCATGTTTAAACCCCTTAGCAGGCCATGCCGCCTTTGGTCATCTTAATCATTGTGCCTTTGGTTTTACCCTTGGACGCAACACCATCTGGCGTTTTACCAGTTTTAACTGCGCCCATCTTAGATGGAGCCATGCCGCCCTTAGCAAGTTTGGTCATGGTTGCGCCTTTGTGCAAACGGCCTTCGTGTTTGTTTACAGCCTTTTGCATCATGCCCTTGTCCATCTTTACGTCTTTGTGAGCCTTGCCGCCGTCTGCATATCCGCCCATGTTCATTTTTTTCATATCGTCACCTTTAGAAAATTTACGGCCTTTATCAGCCTGATTAAAGTCCTTACCCACAGATTGTGGGACTCCCGCTTTCTTGGCAAACGCAGGGTTATGCGCTACTGCCGCCATGAAATTCCGTTGTTTTGCGCTTGTGCTTGGCATTACAGATACCTACCTTTTGTCCTGCCTCGCTGCGCAATACCATCACCACGACGGGAGGCAGTATTTGCCTTAGATTTTGTCGCAGATTTAACTTTGCCACCACGTTTAAACGCATTTATATCGTCATCTGCGTAGGTGTTAAGAGCTAATTTGTCATAGCCGCCGTTTGATGATGAGAAGCTGCGATCTTCTTCAGGGATTTCGCCCCTGTCTTGGAAATAACCTCTAGCGGTATCTTTGGCAAGACCAGCTACAAATCCTTTAGGATCTGCTGCGGCAGAAACTGTATCTTTTGGTAAATTTAAAGCTTCTTCAAGCTTGTTTGCTAAATAACTTTTAGCGGAGCTAACTGGGGTGAGAAACGGCTCAACATCTTTAGGAATTTCATAATCCAAAGCTTTAGCACCAGCTTTAACGCCCCTGCCAAGAAGATCAAGTGCAGCAAGTCCAGCCATGATTACTTACCCCTTTTGAATAAGTTGGTCAATTTTTGCTTCAAGCTTGTTAAAGCGTTGATCAATGTGGTTTGTAATACGATCCACTTCTGCTTGAGTAACGTTATCACGAGCAACCTCCTCACGGGTTTTGTTCAACAGGATCGTGACACGAGCCAGTTCCCTGAACTTTTCATTCATCATGTAGCCAAGCAATCCCATCACCAAAGATAGGACTGCTGACCATGCTGTGTTTAGATCTAACAATTCCATGCCCTCAAAGCTTTATTGATGCGTGAATCCGGATCGTTTGCTGTCTTTGCACTCGTTAGCTTCTTTTTCATCCCGCCCATCCTCGCACAGAAAGAGTCTCGCCGGGAGCCGCCTTCGGGCTGGGGAGCCTTCAAGTTCATGCCTTGCGCTTTCGCGGAGGCTCGTCCCTTGGCGTTTAAACCGCCCTTCTCGGACTTGCCTTCTTTCCTCTGCCATGCTGGTGACTTAGCCATAATAAACAATCACAGAAGCACCAGCACCTGTGGTGACTGCCAAGCTAGTTCTAGCCAAAATACCTTCTCCGGGTATTAGGATATGTATTGTTCCAATTGCTGTAGGAGCCGGGAACGAAAATAGCGTAACAGAGCTTGCGGCTCCGTCTTTCACAACGACAGTTCCACCAGTGGCTGCGTATGAAATCGTAAGAGCTTTTAACCTATTACGATTTGTTCCACCAACAATAGTATCCGTTGCCGAAGCCGCTACAAGAAGCGACTTTACGTCCGTTTGCATCATAATCAATCTCCTTTAAAAAAGGGGCCGAAGCCCCTTGGGTCAATTAGGAGTTTGCAAATGGTGTTGCAACAGTGCTAGAACCCAAGATCACGCCTGTGACCATGTATTTGTTAGCTGCCATTGCGGTAATTTGAATCCATGTGCCAGCCACGCCGCCTGTAGTCGTACCATTCAAGTTAATGAAGGTGTTAGACGAGGATGTAAAGCCAACCATTGCGCCGCTGGTATCTGTGTCAACAGATAACAAAGAACCAACAAACACGTTGCTAGTGCCAGAAGTCACAGTGATCTTCAAAGAGCTAGTGGAGATGGTAGTTGGAACCCAGATTGTGTAAGTCACGCCTTCGTTGTTGGCTGTGCTTGGGTCTTGACCGGGGCCAGATGTAATGGAGTTAGCCGATGTGTTGATTGCTGGCAAAGTCAATGTCAATGCCGAAGCCAAGCTACCACCAATAGAAAGAAAACGACCAGCGTGATCTGTGGGGTTTAGTGTGGTGCTAGTTGTGATTTCAACAGTAGTGGCTGGGCCTTGTTGATAAAAACCGCCCAATGAACGAACTGGGCCTTGAAACGTAGTGCGTGCCATGATGTATTCCTTACATGCAAGTTGTGGTGTTCTGTCTGCATGTCGTCAGCCGGGACTGTCAGAACACCGGATAAGCCCGGATTAGTATGTTTATACCACTACGTTTAAACCAATGCAACAAAAAAGGGAGCCGAAGCTCCCCTTTTTTTTGATGCCTATTAAGCGCCGGGTGAACCGAACACGCCCAAAGGATCTGACACGCCGAAGCTGTAACGCTCACGAGCTTTGTAACGGACGTTGCCGGTATCAAAGTCACCGTCCATGCCTGTAGACATGGGGGTACGAACGAAATGCTTCAAGCCGTTAGGCACATCTGTACACAGGAACCAAGCATTGGTGTCTGTCAGGTAGTGATTAACGGTATAGCCTTCAGGGATAGAACCGTTGTTCTTCAATGCGTTGATGTCATTGTCAGCAGTAGAAACACGGAGTTCGGTTTCCAGCAAACGTGTAGCAACGAACATCAAAGAAGGAGGAACAATCAACTTACGGGGCTTTGCAGCGATCAGCAAACTACGCTCATCTGTCCAAGCAGCGATTTGAATAACAGCGTTTTCCAACGATGTTTCATTCAAGTCAGCAGCGGTAGATGGTGTGTTGCTGTTAACGCCACCAGAGACCAAAGGATGTGCTGTCGAGAACAAAACTTGACCGTCACCATAAGTGGGGCCACCGGCAAAGCCGTTGTTCAAGATTGCAGCAGCTTTGACCTGCTTGGTGTAAGCCATACCACGGGCCAAAGCCTTGGTGTAGCGTGAAGACAGGCTGTCATACAAGTTATCTTCCACAGCTTCCTCTGTGATGGAGAAGCCCATCGCAATGGTTTCGTGGGTGTAACGTGCAGTCCATGCTTCCTGTGCATTGTCATAAGCGATGGCAGAACCCTCGTTTTTGACTGGTGCTTGACCGAAGCCAGACAGCTTTGTCTCTTCTTCAAAGCTACGCTCAGATGTCTCTGTTTCGTAGATTTCTTTATGCTCTTCGCCGTATTTAGCGTACTCAAGACCGAACAATGCGTTCAAGCCGGGGAGTAATTCTTTGAGCAGTTGTGCGCGTGAAATAGCCATGATTTAGCTCCTTAGATGCCAACGGCGTTAGTGAAAGCGGAAGCGCCGGGATTGAACTTCACAAACACTTCTGTGTATGTGTCGGTCAATGGAGAAGCGAAACCAATGATCTTAAACGCAGCGGCAGTCGTTACAACTGTGCTTTCCAAGGCGCTGGTAGAGTTACCTGTACGGGTGTTACCTGTAGAAGTAGACTGTGCAGCAGCGAAGAAAGTGTTTGCGCCAAGAGCGGCTTGAGTAACTTGACCATCCAATTGAGCTTGGAATGTCACGTTAGGGTCAGTGATAACGTATGCAGTTACCACGCCGGTTGTGCCGGAAGGGTAGTACTGACCGTAAATCTGCTGACCTTGTGCGTTGATGTAGGATGCACCAACAAACACGCCCCAAGCACCCAAACTAGAACCACCAAGGTTATTGGTAGTTAAGTCTGCGCCGGTAGCGGTAGACAAAGCGATATAACCGTCTGCATTGATGATAACTACTTGTCCGAAAAACAAGTTGGAAGCAAGACCTGCTGGGTCAATCAGGAACTGACTCGTAGCGCCAGCATAGGGCATGCCGTCGTTACGATTTATGGCTCGTAGGCCATATGGGGTATTGGTCATTGACATTTAAGTCTCCAAAAAAATTTAAGTACCTTTTCCGAAAGTGACCGTGGACTTACGTTCTTTGAACATAGGCATCCTCGGATCATTCTCGCGCATGTATGTATTGTCTACTGATTCCATTTGCGCATCCGCTTGTTGGCGGTAATACGCATTACGTTGCACAGTAAACTCTACAGGTGTTTTGCAAAGCAATAGACCACCTACCTCGATACTGTCTGGAAACTTAGCCGCAGCAGAGTTAAACAAACGAATCTCGGGATGATCAGAAGCTCTAACGGGTTCCCAACCCTCGGCAAGCTTAGAAGAATAATTGGTTCCATCGTCTTTACCTTGCGTAGCGATACGAATCCACCGATATTTGTAGCCCTCTTCCGCGATTGGATCGGGAAGAAGTTTAGGAGGCATCCATTGTTTTGGACGTTCCGCTACTTCGCGGGTTGATAGATCACGACTAGGACGTGCAGATTTTTCCATAATTATTTCCTCATTTCTTCAGCAACCTTGCGGGCGTACAGTTCCAAAGGAACTCCCAACCGTTTGGCGAGATTCACTTGCGTCTGCGTAAGTACGATCTTTTTAGGCGCTGTACTACGGGTAGCCGGTGAAACGACATTGGACTTGGTTCGCTGAGGTTTCGCATCAGCGGATTCTCCAACTCCAACTTGGTCGGGGAATCTTTCACGGATGTCAGTGTCGATACGACGATAGTATTCGTCACTGCCAACCCTAATACCATTCTCAACAAGTTCCTCATGTAGCCCTAAAGCATATGAAGTCATGCGTTTGTTGCTTCCAAACCACTGATTTTGGTCTTGCCACGCTAGTAGTTTTTCATCAACGGGCGCTGCCTGTTGAGGTTGTGGTGCTATTTGTACAGGAGTTTCTTCTTCCTGTAAAGGGGCGGGCTTAAAATTATTTACTTTATCTGCGCGGATTCTGGCAGTAGTGAGTGCTTCCTGAGCATCCAGCAACTTATCAGCATCCCCAGACTCGTAAGCCTCCTTGTAAAGCCGTTTAGCCTCTTCAATCTCGGAGTTAATGACCTTCTTGGCTTGTTCCAAAAGGACAGTTTGACCTTGATTGACGGAGCCTTTGAGCTTTTTGTTCTCTTCATACATTGCTTGAGCAAGGCGAAGAGCTTCTTCTTTCTCACGTTCGGCAGACTCTTTGGCTCTGCGTTCTTCGTGATATCCCTTGGTGAAGTGTTTAAACCTATTCTTGACGCTCTCTGAATAAGTTGCTAACTCTTCTTCTGTAGGATCTTGCGGGGCCTCTTTCATTGGAGTGCGGTAACGATCCTCTTCCGGGGTATCGTCTACAACTTCAATTTCAGGTTTATCGTCTTCCTCGGGGGTTACGACCTTCCCACCCTTGCGGAGGTTCTCTTCCTTTTCATCAGGAAACTCAAATTCTGTTTTTTCAATTTCAGCCATGATTTACTCCTTAATTAGGTCGCTGGATACCACGGGGGTCTTGCACAACTGCCTGAACAGAGTCGTCATTAATCAATCTCCACTCCGTTCCGTGAATCTTCATGCGGGTTCCCGTGTTAGGACGTACTAACACAAAGTCTCCCACTTTGCATGAGGCTCCGGATGGAAAGCGAGTTGCGTCTTTAAACGCATCGGGGCCAATCTTGGCTACAAACAGCACGGGGGAAAGAAGCTCCTCGTGAAGAATTGCAGTTGCAGATTTAAGGATTCCTGTTTCGCTATATTCATCCTCTGCTTTGGGAAGCATACAGAGGAGGTGGTAAGTAGCCGGATCGGGTACTTGTTTGGCTTTCTCTTCTGCGGAGGTATTAAGCACCCCGCTTAGATCAACCGCACTAACATCAAAGTCAGTCATCTTCATAGTCCTTGGTTTTTCGCACGAGATCGGCAAGTTCATACTGAGCGGTTTGCAGACCTCGGATCGTCCCGCACAGTTCTTTGTAGTGATCGTGGGATTTAGCACCACCCTCACTGACAACGGTTACCAACTCCTTGACGTGTTCATCAAGTCTTTTGTTTAAAGCATCAAGAAGTTGAGTCATCATTCACCTTTCGGTTGGTTCTTTGCATTCAAAAGCATCTGAAGAAGTTGCTGTTTAGCCTGTAGATCCTGCGTTTGTTGGTTGTGTTCCAACTGTTGCTGGTGTTGCTGTTCTGCCATGCGCATCTCTGCTTGTTTCTTCATGGCATCTACCGCGATGTCTTGCTGCGCTTTTTGTGCAGCTATGGCAGGATCTTCTCCTTGGTTGCCTTGCATCTGCGCCATTTTGAGTTGAAGCTCTGCCTGCTTGATTGCCAAGTCGCCTTGAACTTTCTGCGCTTTGGTCTGAGCGTCTTGCTGTTTGATCTGCAACTCTGCTTGTTGCATTTGTACAACAGGATCCTGCATCTGCTGCTGGGCTTGTTGTTGTGCTGCTTGGTTCTTGTTGATGTCCAACAATTGTTTTGCAGCCTGAGCAACCAGCTTTGAGAGTTGAACTTCAATATCCTCTGGCATTTCCGTATCAGGCATAGGCAGAGTAGCGCCAAGGCGTTGCTCAATTTTTGTCCTGTATTGGAATGCAATGTGTTCAGCGACGTGGGCCATGATTGCAGCCTGCATCTGTTGAGCCATTGGGTTTTGCCCCATTTGCCCCATCACCATTGGATCCTGCATCATTGATGTATGTACAGCAATGTGTGCGTCGTGGTCTTGGTAGATGAATGCTTTAGTAGGCTTACCATTCAAGAATGCCATGTTCTCTGAGATTGGATCCCGTGGTGTCATGTCATCGTCAATAGGTACAAGCTTGTCTGCGTTCTTCACTCCCAGAACTTCAATCATCTGGCGGTGCAGCAAAGGAAGGTTATAGATCTGTGGAGCGCCTTGGGCCAACTGAATCACAGCCTGATACTGCATGATCCTTTGAGCCATCGTGGCAGAATTAGGATCTGATACGGGGATAACATCCACCATGTCATAGTCAGCCCGTTTAGCTTGAGGAGTACCGAATACTGGGGTGTAGTCGTAATCCTCTGGCATGTAATCACGGATGATTTCTTTGAGCAGTTTAAACTCTTGTTTCATTGAATAATGAACACGAGCCTGCACCGCAGACATGGTCTTGAGTTGTCTCTCAAGTAACGCTAAAGTTGTACCTACGGGAGAGTTAGCAGACATATCGCTGATGTTCATATCTGCGATTGATCCAAGTCTTCTACCTTCGTCTGTAATCTGGTTCAATAGAGCCAAGAGAACCTGTGATGGTTCCTTGTATGGCAGCGCCATAATGTTCTCTTTGACTGATCCACTAGGAACGTCTACATCACGGAACTCACCCGGCTGGATGGGGGTGTCATCTCCTTTAATACGCAGTCCTCGGGTCTTCAAACCTCCGGGAAGGTTAGACAAAGTTCCTGCGTCTACCAACTGACGAATGATAGATGTACCCGCACGAGCATATCCACCGATCAAATGAATCAAACCTAGGCCATAAGCTCCAAAGCCGGGTACGTAGGTGTATTGCACAAAATGTTGACGTTTTAGTTTGTGTTTGTCGTCCTCATCCCAGTTTCTGCGGATGGAGAGAATCTCAGTCGTGCCGCGCTCTAAGGTGATGACGTAAGGAAGAGCAATGCCGTCCTCATCTTCATAGCCGGGCAGGTCGTAATCTACGTGGATCTCATAGATTTGGTAGCGGTCATCATCGTTAAGGTTGTAGCCCTGATCTTCGGCTTTCTTCTTCTCTACGTCGGTGTAGAACTGAAGAGGTTCGCCAAGTTCCTTGTCTAGATAGAAACCCGAAACTTGAAGCTTGCGGATGTCATTCTTTGTTTTGCGCATGATGTGAGTCACACGCTCTGAGGTCATGGCGCTAGAAGCACCATACGGAATGATGACATCCTCTGCGGGGATGAAGATAGAAGCTTGACGGCCCAAGGAGGGGTCGTAGTAGACCTTTTTGAATGCTGCGCCAGCCAGACCTAGAGAATACAGAAGGCGTTCATGCTCTGGTCGATACTCAGGCATCCCTTCTGTCAGTCTGTAGTTCATGTCATCTTTGACACGCTCCGCAGCTTCTTCTTTAAGCTTATCAATTGCGCCAATGATTTCCGTTTTGACAGGGCCTTGAGCCGGAAACGTCTCAATGATAGTCTCACTCTGGAATCTGACCGCAGCTTCCGTGAGTACCGTGGAGAACACACCACAAGCGCCCAACCAAGGCTCAGTACGCTCCTCATATTTCATCCCCAAAACATCTAAACCTTTGACATACATTTCTACCCAGTCTTTGCGGGAGTTAACGTCCGTATCAACCATCTCAATCAGATCACTGGCAATCTTTTGGAGTTCGCTGTCATCCATATACTCGGCAAGGTTGTCCGAGAAGTCTTCTTCTTCAGTCTCAGGCATGAGATCAATTTCTATGCCGTCCATCCCAATCTTGACACCCTCGGGATTGACAATCTCAATCTCAACTGCGGGCGTGTCATCAAGCTCGATGTCTTGCAGGCCCAATGGGGCTTGGCTCAAGGATTGTTCAATGCTCATAATATTCCTTAGTAGTACTCTACTTTTCTACGGTGGTAAAAAGGTTCATCTTCTTCATCAGAATCGATGGAGATGAAGCCTCCCAAGCGAAACCGCATCAGAGCCTGACTGCTTGAGTCAACAAGGTCGTCGTGATCGCCGTTGGGGAAAGAAGCTAACTCATCCATTACTTCTTCAGCCCATCGGGTATCAGGACACCACACCATACCGGACTCAAACAAGGCAGAGATTGCGTTTACACGCGATATCTTATCGTTTCCTTTGCCCGGCGTATACTCCGCGACCGGAATTCCCATCTTTCTCATCTCGTAGATCAACGGAGCGCCAGCGGCTCTCTTCTCAACGATCAATGTGTCGGGTTCATATTCTCTGTATGCCTCTAAAGCTTTACGTTTTAGATCAGGGAACTCCATGCGTTCTTTGAATGCATCTAAAAGGATGATGTTGGCCTTTAAGTTTCCATGTTTATCGGGATGTTGGAACACACCCCACGTCGTACAGGCGGAATAGTCGGCTCGGTTGTTCTTTTCAAACGCAGTATCCCAAGATTGGATGATGTATTCACATTCAGGGGGTCGTTTTTCCTCCCAAATCATCCAGTGTTCACGCTTAATGATCGCGCCTTCTTCAGATGTGGGGTTCTGTTGGTACTGCGCTTCCCATTTAGCGACTGGAAGCTCGGCTTTCAGGGCTTCTAGAGCGGTTTTAGACCAGAATCCGGGCCATAAAGGGTTCCCGTTGGGCATAATTGCCGGAAAATCAATGACTTCCCACTGATCTACGCCATCTTTATCGGAGTTTTTAAGGATCTGACCGGTTAAATCCCGCTTAGACCAACGTGTCATCACAATAATGATGGCTCCGCCGGGCTGTAAACGCTGCCGAGGGCCGGAAGTGAACCATTCATAGACCCCATCAAACACGGCAGGGTTGGCTTGTTTAGCTTCCTGCTCAGAATGGGGGTCATCAATGATTAAGAGATCTGCGCCTTTACCTGTAACAGCGCCGCCAACACCGATAGCAAAGTAATCACCACCCATATTAGTGTTCCAGCGACCTGCGGCCTTTGAATCACTTGAAAGCTTTGTGCCAAACACCTTTTGATACTGATCTGATGAAACAAGATTTCTAACCTTTCGTCCAAATCCGGTAGCCAACTCCGCAGTGTGCGCGGTCTGGATAATCTTCTTATGAGGAAACTTCCCCAGAAACCACGCAGGCAACAGGAAGGAAGCAAACTCAGACTTGGTATGCCGGGGAGGCATGTTGATGATAAGCCTCTTAAGCTCCCCGTTAGCTACCCGCTCAAAAGCATCAGACATGATCTTGTGGTGGGAACCCGATATGAAGATAGGCCACATCTGCGTCACGAAGTACAAGAAGGATTCCTTGGATCTTTCTATCTTGTCCATCTCCAGCAAAGCCTGAATCTTTGCACGGTTCTCAGGAGAAGCCTTGGGAGCCATCTCCATGTACTTCTTAATCTCTGCGTGGGTCAGTAAACTCATAGACGTACCACATCACGTACGCTTGCATCCACCAACTTAATAGCATGGAACTTATAAGGCTTGGTCACAATGTGTCCGTCGGTCTTTAACCTGTGAACAATCCTGTGGATGTTTGACTTAGATTTCAATCCAATACCCCGAGCTATAACTTCATAAGACGGAGACACACCATGCAACCGAATGTATGCACGGATGAAGTCGAGAACTAATAAACGCCTTTTACTCATCATATGAGGGCACACTGCCCAGTGCGGCGACTAACTGCTCCAGTTTGGTTGTCAACCACAATGTGCCTTCATATGAAGTTGGCGCTTGCTCACCAACATCTTAAGTTTAAACGCAAACACGAACGTTCGCAATACCTTTTCTGAAAATATATATACCCCCGGGGGTGGATGATTGGAAAAGGAAGGGGGGGCTTTCCTGTGGATATGTTTTGAGAGAGTGGATTAGAGCGTATACGCGGGAGGGGTGTCGGCTTGCCACAAGTGGGGGTCGGGTACGGGTGGGTCACGCCCACGCCCATGTTTAAACGTCCCCCGCCTGCTCTACTGGTATCGAGGCGTGTAAACGCTTTGCGTCTACGTCTAGCACTGATGCCTTGGCTTGCTCTAGTAACTTCATATGACCTGACAGTTCACGCTTCAGTTGATCTGCGGTGATCACTGCCTTGTCTTGCACGTCTGTCGGGGTGAACAGCCCACAGGCTTTGCCCATCAGTTCCAGTGCTTTTAATTTAGTACCCTCTTGCTTGGCTTTCTTGCTTAGTGCAAGCAACCCTTTCAGCACATATCTTTTAGAAGCCGAGAGGTCTTCAGCTAGGTGTTCTGCTGTCTCCTCCCAAGCTTCCTCTAGTATTACTTTGATCCTTGGATCTTTCATTAGCTTGTTAGCTGATGCGCTAATACTTGCATCAGATCCAGTGTCGTTGGCGTAGGCATCTCTGTATGCTTGGCGTAGGCTTTTCCCCTGTATAACCCCTGTCGTGAACAGTACTTGCCGAGGGCTTAAGGGTTTAGGTCTTGGTGTACTTGAACCCTTATGTAGTCCATCTCTCCTTAGTCTTGGTCTCTCTGCGAGATGGGCTAACTGTTCCGCTTCGCTAAGGGCTTCTAGGTCTACATCCTCGCCCCAGTGTTCCTGTTCCTCCAGTGCCCGATCCAGTTCCTCTCTGTACTCAGCCTTGCTTGTCTTGCTCATGTTTAAACGCTCCATCTATATATAAGCCCTGCACATTTTCCCCGCACCAACGCAGGGAAACACACTGTTCGTATTATGCACAGTTTATCCACACCCTGTGCATAAGTCAAA